ACCACCACCACTGTCGGCACCACCACCTTTTTCAGGTTTTTGAGATATTGCTGACAATAACTTCTTTCGGTGTGAACGAGTAAAAAGAAAATTAGTTAAACTTTTACTTGACTTTTCATCTATTCCTCTAGTATTTGCTTCTATTTGTTGAAGCAATAGAGTTTGATTTTGTAATTCATTTATAATGGCCATTGACCCACCACCATCGTTACCACCAGTAGAAACTGCAATTAACATATCTAACTTTTTATTGGTTTCGCTAGCGGCAGCCTCTATTTTCTTTAGAGGGTCCATCAAATTTGCTAAGGTTACGGCAGCCATTCAGAATTTTATTTTATAATTTAGGCATTTTCATCGAAGGCATCTTAGGAGTTTTATATTGACTCATATTTTTAGTTGCCTGAGATTTCATCCCATCCATATTGTATTTATCTTGAGTGTCTTTAGTATTTTGTTGTTCTTGCTTATTTCGCTCTTTCAACAAATCATTATAGATTTCCAAGGTAAATTCATATTCATAGAAAGGCAGCAAATCCAACTCAGATGGTTGGAGATGCAACTTTTCTAATAATAAAACTCTAACTTTATAAAAGTTCAGAAGAGATATCTGAAATAATGAAGAGAGCCTTGATACCGCCGGGAAACGTGAGCGGAACGGTGACCTCCTCACCGCAGCTTTTACATGGGAATCCCATTTCAGGTTTAACACCAACTTTCATATCTTCAGCTAATCTATATACAATTGTATATTTTGTAGCATCCCAACCTTGAAAGGATGTAATTTTTGCAAAAATATCCTTTTCAGTCCATCCTCGCCATTCTCTCTGTAAATAAGGCAAGATAGCTAATGTAGATTTATCCCAGCTTTGGTTTTTCTCCTCTCTATCTCTGATATAATCAGTTATAGCTCTCATAACACCGATAGTAGGTGGGGCCATTTTAATTTCACCATAACTTTTAGTACTTACTGAATAGCATCTATCAACTGAATCATAATATTTTTCAATTGTATCTATAACATTATTAAATTGTAAATTCTCTGTTCTTAATTCAACAGATTCTTGTGATTTACATTCTGATGTCTTACATGATTTTTTTCCAACTGGCATCATTAATGTTTGCTCACCAGTCTTAAAAGTTAATTCTCTAATTGCTAAAATTAAATAAATTCTATCTTCTTCTAAAATATCTTTATAAGATCCTCGTTGGCTTCCATACATAATTCTTGTACAAGATAAAACTAAATTGTTTAATCCATCATCAACTTCTTTTAAGTTATTTTCATCAACAGTAGAGAATGCTCTAACTTCAGCAACTTTTGCAGATCTAATATGAATTTCAAAATCATCTCTATAAAATTTACCTTTTGATGGAAACTCATTTAAATTTAATGGTGTATAACCAACTAATGAATTTAATCTTTTTATTTCAGGATCATCTGGAGAAGTATGATCCATTTGCCTACTAACATCAACCTTTCCTAATTCTTTAATTACTTCTTTGGGGGTTTCAGTAGCTTCTACTGCAATACCTTCAGCAGCAGCAAATTCCTTTTTAATATTTTCTTCGTGCTCTTTTGACATTTTTAATTGTTTTTTATTAATTGTTTTTCAATTTTAGTTTCATCAACAATATGTTCGACTATTAACTGTCTTACATATCTAGAAATAGCTACAGGTTTTATACCAGTTTCCATTGATTTTTGTATAATTATTGTATTTAGACTATCTTCGTCCTCAGGTGTCAATAAAACTTGTAATTTTTTAGTAAGCCTTTTTCTTTGTGGAATGAGTTCTTGTACAGTTTCATTAAAACCATATTTAGAATTATCAGATTTAAATTTGCTAATCCAATACTCGACTCTTTTTAAAACATCACTTAAAGATTCGTCATTATTAAAAACTTCTAAAACTTCTCTTTTAAATGCAGTTGTTCCAAAATCTTTAACTGCTCTTTTAATGTATTTTCCTGTTCCAAAGTTATTTGGATTATCATTTACAGAATATCCTACATAAACTTTGTTTGTTTTTTGTTGTTGTAATTTATAGATTATCATTTTTCTATATTATATATTTTATATTATATATTAAGGAGAAGGCAAAAAAACTGGGAATACTTTAATATTCCCAGTTTAATATTTAATTTATGCTCCTACGTTCTCCTCAACCCAGTGATCACAACGATAAGTCATTGTTAAATCAGATGCATCTTGGACTTCATAACTTAATTCATCTATAAAATCAGGTTGTCCTGTTGGGAATACATCTTTAAATGTAATCTTTCTGAAGATATCCCCTGCTCTATTATATTGAACTACAATCATACTTCCTACATAATCTTTCTTTAATCCCATTTCTCCAGTTAATGGATCATAGATTAAATTATTCCAATTACGGAAAGTATTGTAGATATAGTTTTCATTAGCTTCATTCAAGTTAAGACTGAAGTTAAGCGTTAAATCAACAAACGTTTGACCTGGCATTCCTGCAAAGGATCTATCAGCAAACTTATATTTTTGATTTATAGCATCAATTGATGGATTTAAGTTATTTAATCCTCCAATTGTTTTTACTTGCTCTAAGATTAAACCCGTATCATCCCCTAATGGTGAAAATACAGTCACCTCAAATAGGTTAGGCTGAATAGGTTCGTACCTTTGGCTACTGGCCCTTGATTGGGTATAATGTGGTAGTGGCATATTTTATTTGTTTTTTTATATATTCGTCTTCTTTACCTTCTTATTGAAAGTTTCCAGTACTAATTGCGCCAGTTCTTAAAATAGTTGTTCTTTGTACAAGAATTTCCATTCCTCTTACTGGTTCAATGAATGTATCTAGGATACCTACGTTTTGATCAATAACTTCAGGTGTGTTATTAGTTTCATCCATTATATTTCTATAATCATAAACACCATCATCATTTTGAACAGTTGATAAGAAGTTGTCAGCTAGCGTTTTAATTTCTAATCTTGTTTGCGCTGTATTAAATTCAAATAAGTAGTTTTTAAGAATTGCTTCAATACCGTCTTGGATATAAATTACAACCTCTCTAACATTAATTGAACTTAAAGCAGATTTTGGAACCTGTTGTGCAGTTTTATTTGCAAATATAGTTGGTCCTGTTCCACTTTGGAATACAATTGGATTAATCCCAAATGGCTCTAAGAAGAAACGATCTTCTTGGTCAAGATTAAGTTCTAATCCTACAACTCCATTTCCACCTATTACACCACGCCTTACACCTGCTACGATTGACCAAGGTAATGCGTTTTCATATTTAAGAATAAAGTTATTAGATACATTTGCAGCAGGAGGAACACTTATGTTCTTTCCTAAATCTCTAACAGTTAAGAATGGATAATAATATCCTCCCCAAGAACCACCACTTGTTGCAGCAGGTAACGAGAACCTAATAGTTGGATTTAATGCAAGATTTCCACCTTCCGCGATAAACTTAGAGGATAAACCACCAGTTGCATCAGTAAAGCTTGGATCAGTATTTTTCTTAAAGTCTTTAGCAGATGGAGCGTTTACAATAGCAAATGCATTTTTTCTACCCATACATAAATTTGTATAAATAGCTTTACAATTTGCTTCAATTCCATTTCCATAAGTATCTACTACATAACGGAAGTTAATTGTTTCTCTGTCAGTTAGAGCTTTATATAAATTAGTTCCTCCTAATATAGGACTTAAACATTTATTCTGTCTAGAATTTGTTCCATCTGGTACATGTTTAGTTGAATCTAATGCAAATCCAGGTAATTCAAATACGTTAAGGTAATCTACCCAAGAATCAATTGGATAATAAACCTCTACTGTTTTTTGTCCTCCGGCGCCACCTATTGTAGTTACGCTTACTTCAGATTGGCATGTTACTTTTACACAAGTTGTTCCTGCAGGAATAATCGCGTATTCTGATGGAGTTAATCCACCTTCTACAATATTTATTCTTGTTAACCTTGAATGTGGTATAGTAACAGATCCTTCAAAATGTACTAAATAATTTCCTACAACAATATCAGCAATTTCTGGTGAAGTTGTTGCTATAAGAATTTCATTTGGTTTTAATGTTGGTTCATTTAAAGTATCACCTACAATATCTACAGTAAGGTTAAGAGCACCTTTCAGTGTTTGTACACCTAATGTATTTACTGGCCATAATGTAGTACCATCTGATTTAAGGAATTGTCCTAAAGCATCGATTGTAAATTCGTCATGATCCGTTAAGACAGCAAATGAATCTGATTGATAAGGAGTTATTCTAACCGATGGTAAGAAATAATCTGAATCCGAGATTGCAATTGTATTTGCCGTTGTAGTCGGTCCACCTGTATGAATAAATCCATATTCTATAGCATTCATTACTAAGTAAGAAGTATAAGTACCTAATGAATCTTTATAAACTGCTTCATCACCATCGGTTAAAGTACCGTTAGCAAATTGTGCTTGTAATGTTGATCCATAACCACCTATAATTCCAGCAATTGGATTAGCTTGTGGAAATTCATCCGCTACAAAATCCAAATCCGCTTCATTAATATAAGTATAACTTGCATTACTTGCTGTTGAGAAGTTAGCCACAACCGGTGTTCCTACATCTGATAATAATACAGTTACAGTGTTACCTACAGTTTGTACAGATGTTACTGGTACATATTCCAATGCTACAGGATCAAATATAAATGATCCTACTATAGATGTTGTATTTGCAGTCATACCTGAAAATGCATTCCATATTGCATCTTTAGTAGCATTAGTATTTACAACTTGTATTTGTATACCTCCAGCCGTTGGGACTGAAGTAGTTATTGTACTTGTTGAATTAGTTACAACAGTTCCTAGTTCAATATTTCGTGGATAAGATAAATCAGAAACGATTGATCCTCCATAAGATAAGAAGTTAACATCATCTTGGATTGACGTAGCTTGAGTATATTCAATGTTGTGTCCTATTAAATCAATTCCTCCAGATACACCATCTATTAATATGTCACCACTAAATAAATCTTCATTTACAGTAACAAATAATCCTGTCGTTGCAGTATCAGCATTAACAACTTTTTCAACGAAAAGGTTGTTACCTAATAAATCTACAAAATCAGGAAGTAAACATGCGGTATAGGTTGCTTGTAAAGATACTTCAGATTCATTAAAGAATTCTTGTAACATAGTATCAGTAGAATCTGTTGGAAATTTCTTTCTTTTTAATCCTTGTGTTGAATCAAAATACTGTTGGAACGTTGGATCAGCATTAAACCTTGAATAAGGTGTAACCGTATCAAATTCTCCACCAAAGTTTCCTTGTATTACAAAGATATCTACAAAAAAGTCAGATATTAAACTGTCTTTATTTAAATAGCCAGGTACATTTGCAGCACCATACCATTCTTCAACTGTTACTTGGTAAGGTAATACATTTCCTGCAGCAGATTTTTTAGCAATTACAGATATAGGATTTTGTCCTAAGTTAACAACGTCTAATAAATCATTAACTTTAGCTGTACCTAATACA